CGAGGGGGTCGATGTGGTCCTGGCGCCGCAGAAGGCCGGGCGTGCGGTCGCCCTGTCCCTGTCGCACCACGAGCTAGACGCGGTGGTTACTGCGGCGCGGCTGATCGGGCTGCGGGATTGGAGCGAGTGATGGACGACGAGACTGCGAAGGAACTGGGCCTGCGGGCGTTGGCGGCGGGGTTTGAGTGGGCGGGAGGGGCTGTCGATGGTCGGACGCGAGAGCGTTACGAGGACGGCGACGGAGCGTGGGTTGTCAGCAAGTGGCCCGACTTCCGCGACCCGGCGACCCTGGGCGTGCTGCTCGCGCAGGTTCGCGAGGCTTGGGGCTGCGACTGGCTGACCTGCCAGCCCCTGCTGACTGAGGGCGGCGTGCATGGCTGGCGAGCTGTGGGCACGTCCGCGCAATCTGACCACACCGAAGCTCACGCCCTCGTCGCCGCGTTGAAGGCTGCGAAGGGGGTGGGCGATGAGTGACATCATCACGCCGAAGCGTGCGCGGGATCTTAATAGAGAAGGTATCACGGATGCTCAGGTTATGACGGCTGTCACTGTTAAGCGTATTGAGTGTGGTGGCTTTGACATGGGTTATTTGTTGGAGTGGGTAAAGGAATGATTGTTGTTGGATTAGGAAAAGCAGGTTGTAATATTGCGAAGGCTTTTTCAAAGTTCCCGCAGTATGAAACTTTTACTATCGATACAAACGACGACGCAAGCATTATGATTGAGGAATGCTCTTCTCACGAAGAGTATGACGCAAAGTTTCCCCACTTAGAGTTAGATATTCAAAACGAAGAAGTATTGGTTGTTATTGCTGGCGCAGGAAAGATCTCTGGTGGTTCTTTGCGTTTGTTGGAGCAACTTCAAAACAATAAGGTTACAGTTCTTTACATTGAAGGCGATCTAACGATTATGTCCGAGATACAAAAGAAGCAAGAGAAGATTGTTTCTTCTGTACTACAAGAGTATGCTCGTTCAGGCGTATTAGAGCGTATTATTATGGTCAATAACGCGCACATTGAACGCAGCATTGGTGATATGTCTATTATCGGTTATTACGATACTCTAAACCAAGCGATTGTAAATATTATTCATATGACAAACGTATTTAAGCATTCAGAGCCTGTAATTGGCAACTTTATTACCCCATCAGAATTGTCACGAATCTGCACGATTGGTGCTGTGACGTTGGAGGGTGACGATTATACACAGTATAAAGAAAAGTGGTTCTACCCCTTGACACACACGAAGGACGTGGTATACTACTATGGTATTGGAGAGGATGACCTGAAGAATGACGGCACTCTGTTCAGAAAAATCAACAACTTTGTTAAGTCTAGGCTTGACACGGGAGCGAATGTATCGTATGGTGTGTTTAGAACGAGTTACGAACAGAAATATTGTTATTGCATTCGGTATTCCTCTGTGGTACAATATGTTGACAAGCTTTTAGGCGATCAGGATATTAGCTGATCGTACTCTAACCCAAGAAAGGAAATAAAAAATGGGTATCAATTTAGACAAAATGCGAGAGAAGCTCGCAGCCTTGCGAGGTGAGGGTAAGGGTGGAGACTCCGTTTTCTGGCGTCCCGAGGATGGTGAGCAGGATATTCGTATCGTGCCTACTGCCGATGGCGACCCCTTCAAGGAGATGTGGTTCCACTACAATGTTGAAAAGGGCGGCTTCCTTTGTCCAAAGCGTAACTTTGGCGATAACTGCCCCGTATGCGAGTTTGCTTCTCAGCTATGGCGTGAGGGCGTAGACAACAACGACGAGCATTCTAAGAAGACTGCAAAGTCTCTTTTCGTTCGTCAGCGTTTCTTCTCTCCGGTTATGGTCCGTGGTCAGGAGGATGCAGGAGTTCGTATCTGGGGTTACGGAAAGACCGCATACGAGAATCTTCTTTCTCTCGTGCTCAACCCTGAGTACGGTGATATTACCGATACGGAGTCTGGCACTGACCTTACTCTTACTTACGGTAAGCCCCCTGGAGCGTCGTTCCCTCAGACAAAGCTGGTCCCGCGACGACGCCCCTCCGCTCTCTGTGAGGATCTAACTCCAGATAAGTGCGCAGAGCTTCTTGACAGCATCCCCGAGTTCGGTGGGCTGTTTGAGCGAAAGACGACTGCTGATGTTCAGACGATGCTTGATAACTTTGTTAACTCGCAGGTCGATGATCCAGAGTCGGTTTCTAGCGAGACCACGAAGTATGGCAACAAGAACAACGATAGCGAGGTCAACGCCGTCGATGCCGCCTTCGCAGAGCTTGGCGCTCTTTAATCATCCCCTCCGCAGGGAGGCCCGGGGTTATAGGGGTCTCACATTCTAGAAAGGAAGAGTTATGACTAATACAACGAACCGTCTTGAGCAGCTAATCACGCTTCTTGAGGAGACTCGCGTCGACCACGAGAAGTTCTTTAATGGCGGAAACAACGCTGCTGGAACTCGTGTCCGCAAGGCAATGCAAGAGGTAAAGGTTCTTGCTCAGGAGCTTCGCGTCGAAGTGCAGGACACCAAGAACGCAGGGTAAACTCTACCAACCGCAGGGGGGCACGGGTTACAGGTGCCCCACTTTTCACTTTAAAAGGGAGTTTAAAATGAGTGATTTTGTTAACCGGCTTAAGGAGCTGGAGATTTCAGAGGATAGTTTTGTAACCCTCAAGTACGCCGAGGGAAATGACGTATGGCATATTAACGAGGATCATGTTACTGATTCGGTACATGAGACTGCGACTGCCAGCTTGCTTGCAGGTTTGCTTGCATCTGGTATTCCGGTGTATAGCAACTGGGGCGAGCCAAGTGAGGGCAGCGACATTCTTAACGAGCTACGCGCCCAAGGCGAGCTTGACGATTACGAGCGAGGAGAGGATTACTTTCAGGATTACATCACCGAGCGTCTTGCAGAGACCATTTATGACGGTGAGTATTCTCTAGAGTATTCAACCGAGCAGTATGATTACAAGCGTGGTCGTTGTGACATCTCTACCGAGGTTCAGGTTCGCTTTGGAGATATCTTCAACGCCGAAGCCGCCACCACTGGACGTTTTCAGTATTTTGATGCCGACAACTTTGTTTCCGCTTTTGAGGTTTCTGTCGAGACCCCTAACGGAACTCTAACACTAAACTAGAAAGGAAATAGTATGTTCAAGCGTGTAAATATCGTTACTTTTGTAACATTTTTGGCTTGCCTTTTTGCTACCAACACGGTAGTATTAGGTGGCTGTTCAAGCTCAGAGACCGATGATGATGACTCATCCGTAGATGATGACGATGATTCATCCGTCACCGACGACGACGATGTTGTCGATGATGATGACTCGGCTGCTGACGACGACGACAGCGGGGAGTAAGCGTTATGATTCTGGTCGCTGTAGTGATGATGGTATTTATAATCTGGTATATGTCTGAGCTACAGCGCCAGATAAACGAAGTTGAAGATCTTGTAAGAATGCTTCACGCTGACTTCGCAGAAGTAGTATACAAAGAATATGGAGAGAAAAGTAATGGCGAAGAGTAAGTCAAAAGCAGGCAAGATTTCTATTGATGGTCTGCGAAGTCTAATCAACAAGACTTCAGGAGTGGAGTGTGCCCACAATCTAAATCAAGCAAATCCAACCGAGGTAAAAGAGTGGATCCCAACTGGCTCACGCTGGCTTGATTCCATTATCTGCCGAGGACAGCTGGCTGGTATTCCAGTCGGCAAGTTTACGGAGATTGCTGGTCTTGAAGCAACAGGAAAGTCTTTTATGGCTGCGCAGATTGCTGCGAACGCACAGAAGATGGGAATGAATGTTGTTTATATGGACTCAGAGTCTGCTATTGACCCGGGCTTCTTGGAGCGCACGGGATGTGATTTAGAGAGCCTTATTTATGTTCAGGCACAGAGTGTAGAGCACGTCCTTGAGACTGTTGAGGCAGTCTTGGACTCAGGAGCAGAGCGAACTTTATTCATTTGGGATTCACTTGCTCTGACCCCGACTGTTTCAGATGTAGAGGGAGATTTCAACCCGAACTCTACAATGGCTGTCAAGGCTCGTGTTCTATCAAAGGGAATGTCAAAGCTGACGGTTCCAATCGCAAACACACAGTCTGCGTTTTTGGTTCTCAATCAGTTGAAGACGAATATCCCACAGGGTCCAAATGCGCGTATTATTGCTATGACGACGCCTTACATCACTCCGGGTGGTAAGTCAATGCATTATGTTTATTCCCTGCGCATTTGGCTAACAGGAAGAAAGGCAAAAGCTGCCTTTATTGTAGATGATAGTGGCTTCCGTATTGGTTCAGAAGTAAAAGTTAAGTTGGAGAAGTCACGATTTGGAACTGCTGGTAGAAACTGTGCTTTCAAGATTCTTTGGGGCTCAGAAGACATCGGTGTGCAGGATAAAGAAAGTTGGTTGGAGGCAATCAAGGTCTCTGACAATCTAAAGCAAGCAGGTGCTTGGTATTCGTTGGTTTATTCAGACGGCACAGAAGAGAAGTTCCAGTCAGCCCATTGGTTAGATAAGTTAGAGGACGATAAATTTAGAAATCGAGTATTTGAGATTATGGATGAAGAGATTATCAAGAAGTTTGATAATCGCGAGGGAGACGCAGGCGATTTCTACGACGTAGATAAAGAAGAATAAGTAAATAAGGGTTGACAAAGAGGCGGCTGTGGGGTATCATAACCTCACAGTCGCTTTCTACGTTAGGGGATAACAAATGAAAAGAGTAATGATTGTGGATGCTCTGAATGCTTACTTTAGGGCGTTCATTGTAAATCCAAGTATTTCGATCCACGGACAGCCTATTGGTGGTCTGAAGGGCTTTCTAAGCATTCTGCAGAAGCTTTGCCGGGACATTAACCCGGACAGTATCGTGATTGTTTGGGATGGGCCAGGAGGGTCACGTAAGCGCCGACAGCAAAACAAGAATTACAAGGAGGGTCGCAAGCCGATTCGAGTCAATCGACCCAATAACCTCACGCCGGAAGAACAGCGTGAGAACATGGTATGGCAACAGGTACGTCTTATTGAGTATCTAAACGAACTACCTGTTATTCAGTTCCGCTTTGACGAGATTGAAGCTGACGATGTAATCTCTTATGTTAGTCGCCTTCCGCACTATGAGGGTTGGCAGAAGGTCATTGTGTCCAATGACAAGGACTTTATTCAGCTTTGTGATGATGAGACTGTTTTGTTCCGTCCGACTCAAAAGGTTGTTCACAACAAGATGAACATTGTAGAGCAGTTCGACATTCACCCTCGTAACTTTGCTGTTGCTCGGGCTATTGCTGGCGATGCTTCGGACAATCTTGTGGGTGTTCCACGCGCTGGACTTAAGTCTATCGCAAAAAATCTTAATTTTCTGAGAGAAGATAAAGACGTGACATTACACGAGGTTTTCGATTTCTGTGAAAGCACAGACTCAAAAGCCAAGTTTTTCACCAACATTTTAGAGCACAAAGACATAGTTATTAGTAACTATAAACTGATGCAGCTGTATGCTCCAGCCATCTCGCTGCAGAGTCAAGAAAAGGTACATTACGCACTAAATAATTTCGAGCACGACTACAACAAGACCGAGATTCTTCGAATGATGAATCAGGATGGTTTTGGTGTCTTTAATTGGGAGGATCTGCACGGCACTATGAACAAAATTTGTATTGACAAAGCACTGGTGACGGAGTAAGATGTGGCTATGAATCAAACTATCATTGGTAAAAACGAAAACGCTAACTTCTCAAAGTACGGCAAGTCCTTCCAAGAAAAGCTTTGTATGGTAATACTAGATGACCGTGCGTTTGCTGATCAAATCGAAGAAGTTCTTGATATCAACTTTTTGGAGTTGAACTATCTAAAACTATTTCTAACAAAGATTTTCTCTTATCGCGAAAAGTATGGAGTTCATCCATCACGCGATATTATGAAGACTATTCTGCGCTCTGACTTGGACGCAGAGAACGAACTAACAGCAAAGCAAGTGCGCGAGTTTTATGTTCGCTCACAGATTACAGATCTTACAGATGTAGAATACATCAAGGATACATCGCTTGATTTCTGTAAAAAGCAGAACCTCAAGTCTGCGATGGTCAAGTCTATTGGTCTTCTGCAGAACTCTTCTTATGATGAGATTGCTCAGGTAATCAACGATTCACTTCGTTTGGGTATGAACAACGAAGAAGGTTATGATTGGAAGAAAGACTTTGAGGAGCGCTTCAAGCCTAAGTTCCGCAATCCTATTTCAACTGGTTGGGATCTAATCGACAACATTTGCAAGGGCGGTCTTGGACAAAAGGAGCTTGGTGTTGTTATTGCTCCGACTGGTGCCGGTAAGTCAATGGTTCTCGTTCATCTTGGGACACAGGCTCTCAAAGCAGGCAAGACTGTTGTTCATTACACACTGGAACTTCAAGATACTGTTATTGCTTCTCGTTATGACTCTTGTCTTACAAAGGTGCCTCTGGGCAATCTTATGTCTTTCAAGGAGAAGATTTACGAAGAGGTTCAGGATATTGAAGGTCGCCTAATCGTCAAGGAGTATCCAACAAAGTCTGCGACAACTCATACAATCAAGACGCACCTTGAAAAGTTGAAGATGCGCAATATCAATGTTGATATGATTATTGTTGATTATGCTGATCTTCTTCGCCCGGTTCGTTCACAGAGAGAAAAGAGAAACGAACTGGAAACTATTTATGAAGAACTTCGCGGCATCGCATCAGAAATGGAGTGTCCTATTTGGACTGCTTCGCAAACAAACCGCTCTGGTTTGAATGCCGAAGTTATTACAATGGAGGCGATTTCAGAAGCGTTCAACAAATGTTTCGTTTCAGACTTTATTTTCACTGTTTCTCGAACTGTGGATGATAAGGTTGCGAACGGTGGTCGCGTCTTTGTAGCAAAGAACAGAAATGGACCTGATGGACTTGTATTCCCAATCTTTATGGATACAAGCACAGTCAGTATCAAGGTTTTACAACCATCCGAGGAAGACGAGAATGTTGAAGTGGATGCTAAAAAGCAAAAGCAATCACTCGTAGAGAAATACAAGAACTTCAAGAAGAACAAAGGAGAAAACTAACAATGTATAACGAAGAGCAGGTAAGAGAAGCAACATTAGCTTATTTTGATGGCGATGAACTCGCAACTAATGTTTTTATGACGAAGTATTGTCTTCGCGACAATAAGGGAAGCTATATTGAAAAGACCCCCGATGATATGCATCGTCGCATTGCTTCCGAGTTTGCTCGGATGGAAGATAAGTTTGGTGAGAACAACCTTACCGAATCAGAAATCTATTCTTACTTAAAGAACTTCAAATACATTGTCCCACAGGGCTCACCCATGATGGGGATTGGAAATAATTATGTTAATGTATCACTCTCTAACTGCGTTGTCGTGGAGAATCCTCAAGACTCCATTTCTTCTATTATGGACGCTGGTAAAGATATTGCTAACTTGTTTAAGCGCCGCTGTGGGGTTGGTCTTGATATTTCTGATTTGCGTCCCGAGGGTGCTGCCGTTAACAACTCTGCTCGCACTACTACTGGCGCTTGGTCTTTCGCAGATTTTTATTCTTATGTTTGTCGGATGATCGGACAGAATGGTCGTCGTGGCGCTCTTATGATTTCTATGGATGTTCGTCACCCGGATATTCGTGAGTTTGTGAGAATGAAGCATGATCTGACCAAGGTTACAGGAGCCAATGTGTCCGTAAAGATTACAGACGACTTTATGGAGGCTGTGAGGGACGGAGGAGAGTTTACACTTCGTTTCCCTGTAGATGCCGAGACTCCAACACATATTAGCTCTATCAATGCTGTAGAGCTATGGAATGACATTGTTGAGTCTGCTACGAAGACAGCAGAGCCGGGACTTCTTATGTGGGACAACATCACTAAGAACCTTCCAGCACACTCATACGCACAGTTCCAAACAAAGACAACTAATCCTTGTGGAGAGATCCCTCTTTCTGCTTACGATTCTTGCCGTCTTATTTCTCTAAATCTAAAGCATCTTGTTCAAGACGCTTTCACAGAGAACGCAACCTTTGATTTCAATAAGCTAAGGCAGATTGCGTCTGTAGGTATGCGTCTTTCCGACAATCTTGTTGAGTTGGAGTTGGAGAAGTTAGAGAACATTCGGTCTGTTGCCGATTCAAACGATGAGAGAGAACTATGGACCAAACTTTACAATGCTGCCGCCAATGGCCGCAGAACTGGTCTTGGTACTCACGGTCTTGCTGATGCTGTTGCGCGAATGAACCTTGCTTACGATTCAAACGAAGCGTTGGTTCTAATTGAGCAAATCTACGAGACTATTAGAGACACCGCTTACACTGAAAGTTGCTATCTCGCACAGGAGCGTGGCGCTTTCCCTGTTTTTGATTGGGAGATAG